GCCGGATCTACATGCCGGAGCGTCGCTCGGAGCTCCACGGCTTCTACGACTTCCTCGCCCAGGGCGACAAAGTCCTCGGGCTCGACACGGAAACCACCGGCCTCGGCATCTACGAGCGGACCTTCAAGACCCGCCTCGTCCAGATCGGCAACGCCCGCGAGGCATGGGTGCTCCGCGTCGACCTCTTCGAGGACGCGATCGTAAAGGCCCTCCGGCAAAACCGCCACTTCGTCGTCCACAACGCCGCCTACGACCTCCAGGTGATCGACCGGACCCTCGGCGTGAAGATCGAAGAGCTCGCCTCCCGCGTCTTCGATACGCGGATCTTTGCCCACCTCCTCGATCCCCGTATGCGGTCTGAAGGCGGATCCGGCCTCAGGCTGAAGGAGCTCTCCGAAATCTACGTCGACGACTCCGCGCCGGACACCGAGAAGGGCCTCGCGGCCGTCTTCCACACGATCAAGCATCCGATCACCGGGAAGCCTTGCACGAAGGACAACGGCTGGCCCTACGTCCCGATCGACAACGAAACCTACGTCCGCTACGCCGGACTCGACGTGATCCTCGTGACGCGCCTCTTCTACGAGCTCGCGCCGATCATCAAGGAGCTCGGGCTGAACCCGCTCTCCAAGTTCGAGCATCACCTCCAAGGGCTCTTGTGCATCATGCAGCGCAAGGGCATGAAGCTCGACGTCGGCTACATTCACGAGCTCCGCGAGGATCTGATCCGGGAGCACGCGGAGTACGCCCTGATCGCCAAGCGCTACGGCGTGGAGAACATCAACTCGACCGACCAAGTCGCCTCGGCGCTTATCGGCATGGGCGAGACGCTGACCGAGACGACCGACTCCGGCAAGTGGAAGGTCGATAAGGCCGTCCTCTCCCTCCTCGCCGACCTCGACCGGGAATGGGAGCGGATCGAAGCCCGCGACCCGAACCCGCTCGCCGACGCCGTCATGCGCGCCAAGCGGGCGAGCAAGTGGCAGACGAGCTACGTCGACGCCTTCCTCGACTACCGAGACGAAGACGACCGGCTCCACGCCACGATCGGCGGCCTCCAGGCCCGCACGGCCCGAATGAGCGTCTCCCGGCCCCCGCTCCAACAGTTGCCCTCCGGTGACTGGAAGATCCGGCGAGCCGTCGTCGCCGACCCCGGCCACCTAATGATCTCCTCCGACTACGACCAGATCGAGCTCCGCGTCCTCGCGGCGCTGGCTGACGTAAAGGCCATGAAGCACGCGATCGAGACGGGCGTCGACCTCCACGGCTACACCGCCGAGCTCGTCTACGGCCCGGAGTTTACGAAGTTCCACAGGAAGCTTATGAAGGGAACCGGCTTCGGCAAGGTCTACGGCGGCGGGGCGGAAACCCTGGCACGTCAGACCGGCGCCCCTATGGACGGCGTCAAGCACGCTATCGCCGAGTATGACCGCGTCTACCCGGAGATCAAGCGCTACTCGAAGCGGCTCCAGAGCCGGGCCGAGTTCGGCAAGAAGGAAGTTGTGACCGTCTCCGGCCGCCACCTCCCGCTCGACCGCGACCGGCTCTACTCGGCGACAAACTACGTCATTCAGAGCACCGCCCGCGACGTGCTGGCCCAGGCGATCGTCGACCTCTTCGACGCCGGGCTCGGCGACTACCTCCTCCTCCCGGTCCACGACGAGCTCCTCGCCCAGGCACCGGAGAAGGAAGCCCCCGAGGTCGCCGCCGAGATCGGCAAGATCATGTCCGGCATGTTCTACGGCGTCCCGCTGAGTTCGACCGGCGAAGTCACCGGCCGGAACTGGGGAGCCGCCTACGGCGCCGACCCTATGGCGGGCATCTGGTGAGCGCTCCCGACGTCGTCGCTTCTCTGATCGAGAGGCGGCGGCGCCAGATCCTCGTCCACTCGATCCTCTACTACCGGCTCGACTCCTCCCTGATCCCGGACGCCACCTACGACGCATGGGCTCAGGAGCTAATCCGTCTCCAGGCCGAGCACCCCGAGATATCCGAGCGCGTCACCTACCACCTCGACGCCTTCCGGAACTTCACGAGCTCGACCGGCTACGACCTACCCCTAACCGACGAGCGCGCCAACCGCGTCGCCCGCGACCTCCTCCTCTACTCCGAAAGGACCACGAAATGACCGCCCAGACCGACACCGTCCGCACCACCGCCCGCGAGGCCCTGCTACTGATCCAGTCGCTCACCACGGCCGACGAGATCCAGTGGGAAGCCTCCCCCGTCCCGAAGCCGCGCGAGGACACCTCCCAGCGGGCCTCAGGCGGCCACGGCGACCCGACCGGCGACATTGTCCTGGACGCCCGCCGCTTGGCCCTCAGGGACGCCGTCAGCGACGCCGAGAGCGTCCTCACCCGCTACGCCGCCGAGCTCCGGGCCGCGCGTGTAAACGTCGACCGCGCCGTGGCCCGCTGGAACGGCGAGAGCTAGAACCGACCGAACGCCCTTACGCGAGTCGGAGAAAACCCCTTGTTCATAACGAAATGACAACGGTGTATTTCTCGACTTGCGTAAGGGCGTCTTGCGTGAGTATTGTCAAGGGGCAAACTAAAAACAGGTAGCCCCCAGGGTGCGTACCGGGTACTCCGCACTGCCAAAACCAAGTAGCCGCGCAAGGCGGCATACGCAAGAGAAGGAAACGAAACAATGAGCTTCAACAAAGTCCTCGTCGACATTTTCACCCGCAACGCCGAGAGCCGGATCGAGTCCGCCGAGGAGGAGCGCCTCCTGATCGCGGCCGCCAAGCTCGGCGACTCCGAGGCCACCGTCGCCCTCATGTACGCATACGCCCCGGCGATCCGTAACGTGGTCGAGCGCTTCACCGGAGAGGGCCACACGGCCACCCCGGACGACGAAGAGCTCCACGCCACGGCGCTCCTCGGCTTCGCTGAAGCGATCGCCGCCTTCGACCCCGCGAAGCACGACCGCCTCTCGGCCGTCGTCCGCGTCGTCCTGGCCCGCGTCATGCGCGACGCCTACCCGAGCCGCGACGCCTTCACGGTCCCGGCCCGGACGCTGACGCGCTTCTACTCGATCCTCCGGAAGGCCGAGGGCAACGTCTACGAGGCCGCCGCCCTGGCGCCCCAGTACGAAATGAGCCGGGAAACCTTCTTCGCCGTCCTCTCGGCCGTCCGCGACGTCGAAACCATCGACGGCGCCCCGGCTGACGACGAGAGCCCCGCCGACCTCGGCAACGACGCCCGCCCGCTCTGGGACGCCTCCGCCGCTGAAGAAGACGCCCTCCTGGTCGAGGCCGCCTTCGAGGCCGTCGACGGCGTCGAGGAGTCCGTCTGCCGCCTCGCCTACGGCTTCGAGTCCTACGGCGACCCGGTCCCGGACGTCGAGATCGGCCACCGGCTCGGCATGACCCGCCCGACCGTCCAGCGCCGCCGCTCCTCCGCACTCGGCAAAATGCGAAACGCTCTCGCCGTCGCGTAAGTCGCCTCGCGTGTAAACGCCCAGGAGGGCCTCCGGCTCCGGCTGGAGGCTCTCCTCCCCGCTCTTCCTGAAAGGCCCTGAAATGCCCCGCAAGCCCGTCGACCGCGACGAGTTCGCCCGCCTCCACGCCGAGGGCTGGACCATTGCCCGGCTCGCCGACCACTTCGGCGTAAGCCCGCGCACGGTAAGCAACCTCCGCCGCGAGCTCGACCTCCGCTCGCCGCACTTCCTCTCCCCCGAGCGCCTCGCCCGGATCGAGGCCATGCTCGACGACGGCTGGCCCTTCAAGGAGATCCACCGCACCGAGGGCGCCGATATGGAGACGCTCCGGAAGCACTTCCCCCGCCGCCAGTGGAGCAAGGCCCAGGCGACCGCCCACACGGCCGCCCTCCGCTACTTCGGCGAACAGATCGAAAAGGCCGCCTACGTCCGCCCCTCGCGAGCAATCAGCGCTCCCTCGGCCGACTCCTGCCATACCACCTCATAACTCGGAAGGACAACACCACCATGAAGGCTCTTGACCTCTTTGCCGGTACCGGCTGGGGAGTAGCTTGCAAGACTCTCGGAATCGACGAGGAAGGCGTCGAGCTCATGGCCGAGGCCGTCGCGACCCGCACGGCCAACGGCATGAAGACGACCCTCCGCGACGTCTGGACCTCGATCCTCGGCGCCCCTCGCGGCGACTACGAGCTCCTGATCGCCTCCCCGCCGTGCCAGACCTTCAGCCTCGCCGGAGGCGGGGCAGGGCGCCGCGCCCTCTCCGACGTCCTCGCCGCGATCTACTCCGGCGCCTACAAGCGCCCCGAGGAGCTCCGGCGCCTCGCCGACGTCCTCGACCCGAGGACCGCCCTCGTCCTGGCCCCGCTCGCCCACGTCTACCGCGACCGGCCGACCTACGTCGCCTTCGAGCAAGTCCCGAGCGTCCTCCCCGTATGGGAGGCGTGCGCCGAAGCCATGCGGGAGCTCGGCTACTCCGTCGCTACCGGCGTCGTCTCGGCCGAGCAATACGGAGTCCCTCAGACCCGGAAGCGAGCTATCCTGGTTGCCCGCCACGACGGCAAGGAGGCGCGGCTCCCGGTGCCGACTCACTCCCGCTACTACTCCACCGACCCGGCCCGGCTCGACCCCGGCGTTCGGCCGTGGCGCTCGATCGCGGACGCTCTCGGACGGGACGACCTTGGAACCCGGTTCACTCAGAACAACAAGCTCAGAAATCAGGCCGTGCGCCGCCTCTCCGAGCCCGCGCCTACCGTGACGGCCGGGCACGACAGCGGCAACCGAGGCTTCCTGGACCACGACGGCGTCCTGACCGTAGCGACCGTCGCCGAGGTATCCGCCCTCCAGAGCTACCCGACCGACTTCGACTGGCAAGGCTCGAAAACGAAGCAACTCCTCCAGATCGGCAACGCGGTCCCGCCGCTCCTCGCCGAGGCGATTCTCCGCGAGCTCGTCGCCTAACCCGCCACCCAAAGACCCCCGCCAAACTGTCGGGGGTCTTTGCGTATATGCACTTGCGTAAGTCGCCACTCGTGCCCTAGACTGTTTACACAAGGCAAGATCAAGACCCCGAGGGAAGGAACCCCCAAATGACCGCAAAGTTCAGCACCCGCGAAGAATGGCTCGTCGCCGCCGTCGAGGCCCTCCGCCCGCTCTTCTCCGCTCTCACCGACGAAACCCTCCCCGCCGTCCGCGTATCCGTCGGCTGGCCCGGTGGGAACGGCCGCAAGAACTCCGTGATCGGCCAGTGCTGGAGCACGAAGGTAGCCGCCGACTCCGTC